AGCTATTATCCAGATACTGTGGTCATAATTCACCGTATGCACGGTGAACATGATTGCCATTATCCGAGTGACAGCAGTCATCTATTCTAATGAGATTGTGTATACACTACACACGGAGGCGGTTGACCGGTACCCCCTACTCAAGCTTCACATATCAACGGAACCCTAGTGACCCGAGAAAGAACCAAGTCCTATGAGCATGAGTTGTATCTTTTTCAACAGAGCTCAAACCATTTGTTGCCTTAAGTTAGCAATTGCCTTTGACACCCAAGAATCCGAATATGGTATCTCACATATCCTCAATGGGGGTAGGAACACTCCTACCAACAGAGTCAGTTCGCTGCCTTACTAGATGCCTATTTTAAATTTTGTTTTTTATATGACTACCGTGTACACGCACTTGAATGTGCCCGTTGTAATAGTCGTCTGATTCTAATACTTTACGTGCAAATTGTTCTCTTGCTTCTACGTAACTACATTCTGCCTTGCTTTTACAATAATAAAGTATTTCTCTTGAGAAGTTTTCTGTGCCTAACAGTTCGATGTCTTTTGAAAGTTCTGGACTTGAGCCATAGTATAGTTGCCAGTCTGAATCAATTTTGCTTCTAATCTTTTTTTTCTTCTTGTTGCCGTTCTTTAATTTTACTACTTTGTATGTTGTCTTGCTAAATTTTGCTAATTTTTTACCAATGTACTTTCTGCCGGTTAAGTTATTTGTAATCAAATAAACAAAACCCACACAATCTTCGGGTAAAACATCAACTTGTTTGGATTCGTATAGCCATACCATGGACTATTAGTTATCAAGGTTGTTGCAATACCGCAGATTTTTAAGCAATATCTACATCGGTGTTATAACTTGTAAATCCATTTTCTTTGACTACTTTGAGAATGTTTTCTACACGCCCAGCAAGCTCATCCTTGTGACTTACTAGCCAAATACTCTTGTGTCTATCACGCGACATTTTCTTAAGCAGTGCTAGACTGTTTTCAACACCCTGTGTGTCCATGCCATTGTCAATCATCTCGTCAATAAACAACACATTAATTGGACTGTACAAACTTTCCCAAACATCACGGAATGCCCAACTCATACTAAGAATAAGTCTATTGCGTTCGCCACGACTCAAGTTGTCAAAGTCTAGTTCGCGACCCAGTTCTTCGATGCTCACAGTTAAATCGTTTTGGAACACAACTGTGTGTGGCAAGCCAATGCGATCCAGGTAATGCGTTAATCGACTGTTCAAGTAACTTAGGTTTTGTTCAATGATTTTTTTACGAATAAAACTGTCTTTGCTAGTCAACAACTTTAACAAAAATTCTTGATGCTCTTGCAAACGTGTGAGTCTATTGAGTTCTTCGTAGTCGATGACTTGTAGTGCTTGATTAGACATTTCAACAACTTGTTCTTCGTACGGATCAATTTCAGATCGTTTGGTTTCTAGTTGTTTCTCTAAGCCAGCTAAATTGGCTCGATGTTCAAACGCATCTGATTCCTTATCGTAGAACATCTTAGGCGGCCGTCCTATCTCGCCCAGCTGGGTGATGGCATTCTGTATTTCTGATACTGTGGTGCTATGAGCCTGGCTTGCCTCTCGCGCATTTGCCAAATCTTTCTGTTTGTTCTCCAGTACAGATTGGTGCTTCTCGTCGTGGAAAGCCTGACCGCACGTGTGGCACGTGTGAGCCTCAAGCGAAGAAATTTCTTGCGTGAGTTTTCTAATCGCTTTGTCTTCGCGATCCCGCTCGACTTTTGCGCGAGATAGTGCGCCCTGTAAATCGTTAAAGTCCCTACGACTTTGATCCCAAGCGGCGTGATCTTTGTGTGCCTGTATCTCTGCCTCAATATCGATTTCCTTAAGGCTCGTGATGGCCGCCTCAAGTTTTGATAAGTCTTCCTGGTGCTTGTCATACCATAATCTTTGGCGCCTCTTAAGGTTGTCAATTTGTTCCTCAATTCGTTTGTTAGCTTCAACAACAGCACGTATTCTAAATTCTTCTTGTGTAATCGAATCTTTGGTCTGTTTGTTTAATTCTTTGATACGTTCAGCACGTTCGCTGAGCAAAGTAATACCCAACAACTGTTCAATCAATGTGCGTTGATCGTTAGCCTTTAAACTTAAGAATGGTTCGGTATAAGTGTTTAGAGCCATGATATGTTTGAACATGTCGTGGCTTAAGCCCATTGTGGTTTCAATGGCTTCTTGTGTTTCTCTTGAGTCGCCTTGAGCATAGTCGCTGGCTGCTTGTTCTTCGTTGTTGACATAGAACTTTAGCACGTTAGGTTTACGTCCACGTTCAATTCTGTATTCTTTGCCACCGACAATAAAATCCAAACTCACAAGCATGTTCTTGCCATTGGTCTTGTTTACCAAATTGTCTTTGCGGATATTTGAAAGAGCATTGCCGTACAAGGCATAGCTCAATGCATTGATGATTGTAGTCTTGCCTGTACCGTTACGGCTACCGTCGCCACCTAGGTCTAAGTTTTCGCCTAGTACCAAAGTAAGATCCTTACGATCAAAGTCAATGGCCTGTGTGGCATTGCCCACACTCATGAAGTTTTTAACAGTTAAATTTTTAATATGTATCATACGGGTTTGTTTTTTAATGCTTCCTGGTATTTTCGGTACAACATATTCTCGACAGCTTGAATCTCGGTTTCTTTACGCCACGGTAAATTAAATTTTGGTTGAATAAATTGCCTAATAAAATCAAATTGTACCAACGGCGTTGGCTGTATCAATCCTAATTCTAGTTCAGCATACTTGCTAAATTCTCTAAACTCGCTCATTCCGTGAAATTTTTGGTGCCAGTGCCAGTGTTGTTGATCTTTCACCGTTTTACTGAGGTATTCACTGTTTGTAGTCAACAAAAATCCGTGTTGCGTTTGTTCTAGTAATAGTGTAGCATAATCAACATACAATTGCGATCGATTTTGATGTTGTTGAGTACTAATAAATTTAGTGTGATATTCGTTGATTGCTTTAGACGTTGATGAACTACTAATCCATATTTTTTCATTGCCAAGTTCTACGACATTGCTGTTATACACTGGATCATTGCTTATCTCAAGATTCCAAAATTCCTTATATTCTAAATCATGTGCCAGTACTAAATCTAATCTATTTGGTTGTGCCCATTGTATTAACACTGCATCTTTTTCTGTTAAGTTGTTGCGTAAGCAATGAACGATGTATTCATTACCTGCACCGTAACGAGATAGGTTGTAAAGCTCAACCCCTTGAGTCATTAACTTGATTATTTCCGGCCATTTGATGTAGTTAGGATACCAATTAGGGACAGCAACGCTATCCCCAAACCCATCTGCAATGGTTAGCAATTTTATTGGTGTAGCCATTCTTTTATTTGATTGATATTCTTAAAAAAGTCTTTAAAATCGTTATGCGGTACTTCTTTTCCAAACTCTAACCATATAAAATAATAAATTACAGCCTGGTCCCAGACATTGGTAACATTGGTTAATTTTAGATTGTTATTATTTTTGATTTGTTTAATAACTTGTTGAGCAAATGTGATTGGAGAAAAGTACCGAGCATTATTATTTGCCCAATTATACCACAAGTCTTTAAATTCAGTTAGCTCAATACCAACAGACTCGATACTATTTTTTAATGTTGAATAGTCAAGTAAAGAATCAACAAAAATGCATTCGGTGCCAACTTCGGGTGCCCAAGCAGATCGTAAGTGATGATCTCGTAAAAATAAAAAATACTTTTCTCTCAGTGCCCACGGTTCATGAGAGTCCCATGCCTCTGAATCCAATATTATTTCTGATTCAACTGTTGATCGCATGGCTTTACTAATCATAGTATTAGCTACTATAGGCCAAGACATGTCAGTATAACATATTTTAACAATTGTGGAATTTGGAAACTGCGACATGAAATTTTTGTCAGTGGAGTTGATTCCTAGATCTATTAGCACGCTATGATTATAACCAGGATCAAATGTATGAGTATAGTTTACAGTATCTGCGGTGTACCTTGGGGCTAGAATTTCTAAATTATGACTATCGCCGGTGTTGCTGAATATTAACTTGTTACTCGGGCGCTTAAAATTTTTTCCATGCAATGACAGTATACCATTGATGAAATGTCCAAAACCTCCACTTGGGTACCAAATACAATAAATCATAGATTTTGATAGATTTGTAACAATAGTTTTGGATCGTAAAATTCGCTAGAGATATTGGTAATTTGATCAGTGACAATTTGGTCAACTGATTCAAATCTTACTTCACCTGGCGCCATGTCTGTATCAACTGCTGTACTCTTAACAGGAATCAAGGCCATTTCGCGCAGATTGTAATCTTTGATAAATGTTTCTTTGATAAAGTTGGCTTCTTCGTAGCTGATGTCAATGTCTAGCTCAACTCGAACATGCATGTTTGGCCCAAGTATGTTAGGCGCATTGTCGATTACTGAACTTAGTTTGGAAACTTTGTACAGGGGTTGACCTGGCCAAGCATGATAGGTTGGGGTTTGTCCCCATTCGACAATGGTACAGCCACGCTTGTCATCTCCGGCATCAGCAAAGTTATGTGGAAACGCATTGCCGATATAGTTGATGTTTCTGCGTTGCTGACGCAAATGGAAGTGTCCTGAGAATACTTCACCTACACCATCAAAGTGTTCGGCTTGTAGTTCACCGTGGTCTGGCATTTCTACCATGGCATTCATTTTAAAGTGAGGTAACTCAAAATGTCCAAATACATAGCGAGCATTTAGTTTTGGAATACGTTTGTGATCGTCGCCAACTAACCAAGGAGCAATAACTACATCTTGATCTTGGAACCAATCATTAACTACAATAATGTTTGGAATATGCTTTGCCCATTCGGCACCGTGAATATCACGTTTGTCTCGATAGTACAAGTCGTGATTGCCTGGTATAAAGTAAAAGCGTTCAAATGCCTGACTTAATCTTTCCAAACTGCGTAAGCTAAAGCTCAACGTTTGTAAATTCAAGCTGGCTCTATGATGATGCCAGTCGCCTAAGAAGAATCCGGTTTCACACCCTTGTTCTCGCCCTAGCTTAATAGCCCAGTCCACAAACGCCTCGCAGTCTTGATTGTGTACAAGACTGTTTGACTTTAATCCAAAATGTATATCAGTGAATAGTAGTGCTTTTTTAAATAGACTCATTCAATGATTGTACTACTCTTGATCGATGTTTACAACCGGTCCGGCAATATGATCTGGTTTGGATTTGCCAGAATTTTGACGAGTCCACGACGGATTAAGGCCGTTCATTTCTAAAATGTCGTCACGAATGTTTTGATTTTTCTTTTCTAAATTTAAAATACGAGTGAACGAATTAGTAATAGCTGCTGTGTAGTACGCAAATGGATTTTGTGATTTAGATTCGTCAAACTGTAGTCCAATCTGGCTTAGTTGTAATAAGGCCTGACCGCGCATTTCTTCGTTGTAAGTGTATCCACGCCAGTTTGAACGTGTGGCGTAACGTTCACACAGTTTCATAAACATTGTGGCTAACTTGCGTGTCATCTGCCCGTGATCTTTACTGAACTCTCCGGTTTTAAAATCGCCAATCCAGTGACTACGTCCTACAAGGTAAGGCTCTTTGTCTTCGGTAATTCTATAGTGTTCAAATGGGGGAAAGTTCACACGCATGCGAGTTGTATCTAGCACAGGCTCGTCAATCAAATCGGCCAGTGGGTCATCTTCAATTACATCAAACTCTAGGATGTCTTCTATTTTTTTCTTTTTTAGTGCAGATTTGGGCACTTTTTTTGGAGCCATTGGTATGTGTTCCCAACAGGTAATACGAAACACCAAGTCGGTATTGGGTATTTTTTTAGGGTCTACGATGGTCCCTTCACGTTTTAATCTATCAGCACGATTGCGTCTAGCTTCAGCAATGGTGCGCTGATTGATTTTTTCTAGCGTGGGTAGGATAATATCGTATTGGTGATCCAGCACTGGATCACGATAGGTACAATATGTGTTTTTGCTTAGATGTATTTCTTTTAAGATATCTCTGTTGTTGAGATAGTTGACTTTTGCTGGGGTTCTTGGTGCTGTGGCCAATGTGTAATCTCCTAATAATATACTTATTATACAACAACTTACATCGATGTCAACCTTTTCTTTATATACGCCGATAATTTTTTGGTTAAATACAGCTATGGAAACTCAAGACATTCAACCACGTGCAGACTTAGCGGAATCTGCTGAAGTGGCTCAAGAAACAACAAAAAGTTTGTTGGAACACGCTAGAGTAAAAAACATTGTGTCAGACGGGGTGTTTATCAAAGCATACTCAGTGCCACAGGGTGTAAAACTATATACCAAACAATTTGCCACAGATCACGTAACTATTTTGGCACAAGGCAATGTGTATATTGAAGGACCCGAATATAAAGCCAAGTTAACCGCCCCGGTACATGTATTGCTCAAGGCAAATACACGATATGCAGTGGCGACCTTGGATGACTGTGTGTGGTATTGTATTCACCCCACAACAGAAACCGATCTTGAGAAGATAATCAAGACGTTTTAAGGACTAATAAATGAGCGTAGGCGGATTTGACATTGGAGGATTTGTAAGTGATTTTGCAGGAGACTTTGCAGATTTCGCCACGGACTTTGCTACAGATTTTACCAGCGATTTTGGACTAGACTCTTTTACAGACAGCTTTGGCACAGAATTTTTAACAGACATTGGCGGAAGCTTTGTTGACTTCGGCGGAGATATTTTTGGAAGTGCTGGAGAATTTTTCGGCGACATTGGCGGAAGCCTGTACGAACAAGTTGGCAGTTTTGCTGGCAATGCAGACTGGTTCAATGCCACAAGTTTTGGCAGTATACTAGATTCAGCTGGTTCTGGTATCAGTGAATTTTTTGGTGATGTCACAGGGTCCTTGAGCGGAATAACAAATTATCTACCTACATCAATCAGCAGTATCACTGGTGCATTGCCTTCGGGTATCACCGGCATCCCGGGCGTGGGTTCTATTGTCAGCGGTGCTACCAGTATTGGTACAAATCTATTAACTACAGTGGCCAGGGCAGCAGTACCAACTGGCACAGCTTTGATCGGCAATGCCATTGGTGTGAATCCATCGTTGATTGGATCTACACTAGGGGGTCTTCCTAGCTTGGGATCAATAGTCACTGGCACAGCAGGCATTAATCCCAATGTAGTTCCGGGCATCGGTGGCGGTGGTATATCATTGAGTTCAATCTTGGGAGGTCCTAGTTTTGGATCAACCACAGGTTATGGTACACCTGGCATTGCTCCCACCGGCGGATTCAATGTTGGCGGAGCATTAAATTCAGCATTGGCCTTTGTAACAGGGTCTGGTACAGCCCAGGCACAAACACAATTCAATGCCAAGGCACAACAATTGGGTATTGATCCTTGGGCCAATGTTCCTAGTATTGAGATTACCGGTGTTGGCATCAATCTTGGTGATACCATTGCTCAAGATCCTACACGTGCCACAAGCAATGGCGGAAACTTCACAGAATTTTATAATTCAGAAACAGGTCTATACGACGTATTCAACAACGATACCGGAGAAACAGTTCAATCCGGGCTCAATCAACAGGATGCTATTTTAGCTGCTCAAGATCTCAGCATTGGCAACGCTGGACAACCGTTGGATGCAATTCCCAATGCAGTTGATCCAGCAAACTTTCCTGCCTACGACGACGAAGGCAACTTATTGCCCGGCTATGAACTAGACGGTGACGACAATCCTTACTTTGCGGGCTTTGGCGCAATTAATACCAGCGCCGCCGATGTTAACCTAGCAAACTTTCCAGCCTATGATGACGAAGGAAACTTGTTGCCTGGTTATCAATTAAACGAAGACAACAATCCTGTGTTCGTTGGTAGTTCTGGAATTAATCTAGGTTCGCTAGTCAATGACATTGCTGGTTCGGCTGCTGGAATTATCAATCAGGCAAGACAACAACAAACAGTAAGAGATCAGCGACAAAACAAAGCACAGTCAGGCGATTGGCGAGTTCGTTTACGTTTAGCTCCTAATTCTAATTACCTGTATAACGATCCACAGTGCGGTCCTGTACTTTGGCCATTGCGCAACACAGATGGAGTAATATTCCCGTATACTCCAAACATTGACACAGCTTACAAAGCTGAATACGATGCTTACAACTTAACTCATTCAAATTATCGAGGATACTTCTACAAAGGAAGTTATGTAGATGCAATCAACGTCAAGGCTATGTTTACAGCACAAGACACCAGTGAAGCAAATTATTTGTTAGCAGTGATTCATTTCTTCCGTAGTGCTACAAAAATGTTTTATGGGCAAGACACCCAAAGAGGTGCCCCGCCGCCACTGGTATATCTTTCAGGTCTAGGAGATTTTCAGTTTGCTGAACATCCTTGTGTGATCAGTCAGTTTAATTATAACTTGCCGTCAGACGTAGATTACATTAGAGCACAGAGTGGAGGTTCCAATGGTACTAATTTACAGAGCCAACGCAATCGACAATCTGTAGCCAACAACTCATTGAGTTACGCAATTGCCACAGTGGGAAGACTACTTAATTCAAATTTACCCAAAGGTGCGTTGGACAACAGACTGGCCGGTAATACTCTAGGACTAGATAATCCTACCTATGTTCCGACTAAAATGGATATCAATCTCACACTATTCCCAATACAGAGTCGTGAGCAAGTTAGCAAACAGTTCTCAGTTAAAAACTTTGCCAACGGAAACTTATTAAAAGGAGGATTCTGGTAATGAGCAACTACGATTCGACCAGTCCTTATTTCACTACAGGCTACACTCAATTTTATCTTGATGTTATGGTCAATAGACCTATACCTAAATTAGCAGATGATTTACAATTTAAGATCAATCAAACCTATCAGTACAGACCTGATTTGTTGGCCTTTGACTTGTACGAAACTTCAACACTATGGTGGGTATTTTATCAACGCAATCCTAATACCTTGTCTGCACCTCCACTGGACTTTGCCGAAGGTGTTACAATTTATTTGCCAAAAATAACAACTCTACGAGAAGTGTTGGGATTCTAACATGGCCGACATTCGCGATCTTGTTTTTAAACGTGACAATCTTGAAATCGATCTTGAACTGGCACAGGCAGCTTTAGAAACTGCACAACTACGTGCTAGAAATAATTTACCCGGTGGTAGTGCCGAAGTTGCAAGACTAACTGCACAGATTACTTCGTTAAGAAGTCAGATTAGTTCAATAAACATACAAATCTCTCAACTGCGTGGCGGTACACCCACAGCCAGTGCTGGTAATTTGGTGCGAGATGATGCACAGGCTAAAGTGCCTAATTCAAATACTCAAAGTCCAGAAGCAGGTCCATTGTTGTTAAATGCAGATGGTAGAATCACACCACCTCCTGATACTAATAGCACTACCAATGCTGAACCGTATACTTTTTTAGAAAATGTTGACTCTGGACTTGATGGTCCTGTTCGCACTCTTGAAGAAACTCAAAGTACTAGTCTTGGGGACAATGAGCAAGGCGGACCCTTATTATTGAATCCTGAAGTTGATGGGCGAGATGACTTTTCTGGTGCCATGAATATTGATATCAACGGTGTAGGTGGTTTACCAGGTGCTGGTGCACCTAGAGACGATACCACAAGCAAGAATGCCACTAAAGTTGAAATTGACAATGTTTTTAACGAAGAAAAAATTGTACCTCAACCCAACGTACTAGATCAATATGCTAGTTATACCTATACTGCTAGTTTGTATCTGATGAACCCTACTGATTATCAGGCTATGATGAAAACCAAGCAGAAAAATCTTAGAGGTGCACAATTGTTGATGCAGTCAGGCGGTGCTCCTGTTGGCGGCCGCAATCAATTTTTCAGCAACGATTATTATATTGAACGTATTGAATTAAGATCGGCCATTACCGGTAAAGGCACCAATGCAGCTCACAATGTCAACACTGTAAAAATGACTGTGGTAGAGCCCAACGGTATTACACTGATTGGAAATCTTGATCGAGCAGTACAGGCCTATCTTGGATCTGCTGAATTCAAAAAGAAAAACTTTGCTGCTCAAATGTATCTATTGGTCATACGTTTTTATGGCTATGATGCACAAGGAAATCTTGTCAAAGCTGGCACAGTATCTCCAGACGGTATCAGTGACCGTAGTGCATTTGTTGAAAAATGGTATCCATTGGCTATAAACAAAATTGATTTCAAGATTGCTAACAAACTAGTTGAGTACGAAATTGAAGCCACTAGTCCTAGTTATCAGGTCAATGCTGGTACAAGTCGTGGATCAATTCCTTACAACGTTGAGCTCAGTGGCGTAACTGTAAAGGATGTACTCAGCGGCCCAGCTCAATATACTACTGCTTCAGCGGCCGCTGTAAATCAAGATGCTGATGCCCAAGAGGGCGGTTTCTATGGCACACCGCCAGCTCCAGGAAATGCTTCGGCAGCACCCAAAGTACAAAAAACTATTCGTCAAGGCTTGGTTGCGGCCATGAATGAGTATCAACAACAGTTGGTTCGCGATGGCATATACACCTATCCTGATACCTACAGTATTGAATTTGTTAATCCCAGTCTTGAACAGGCATTGATCAAAAACAAAGGGTCTACAGACAAAAGCAAGGTGTCTAATTCAACCAGTCAGTCAGCAGCTGATCAAAAAGTTGGAGCAAAACAAAGTGTAGACACCAACAGCAAGATTACCACAATCACTGCTGGTAGTCAACTGGTACAGGTCATTGACCAAGTGGTTAGAAATTCTAGTTATCTTGAAGATCAACAGATTGTTATCTTTGACCCTAACACACAAAAAGAAAAACCCAATGGAGCAGCGGCAAGTAATCTAGCATACTTTAAAATTGGTTTACAAGCAACACCAACCAAGTACGATCCTAAACGCAATGACTATGCTTATGATATCAAGTACATTGTGAACATTTATAGAATCAATGAATCTGGTAGTAACTATTTTTATCTGCCAACATTTAAAGGTGTGCATAAGCAGTATAACTACTGGTTCACTGGAGAAAACACTTCTGTATTGAGCTACGAGCAATCAATGAACACCTTGTATACCAGTGTACTCAGTGGTGGATCAAGTAATGCTGCTACAGTGATCAATGACTCAATCAAAAGAAATTTTAGTCCACGAAGCAATCAAAGTAGCCAAGGTGCCGACGGCAAAGTTAATGAAACCAAAGCAAACCTAGCTGACTATTTGTTTAATCCAGGTGACCTGGCCAACTGTACTTTAACTATTGTAGGAGATCCTGCGTGGTTGCAACAGGGTGAAGCATTTGCTGGTTTAAGCAAAAACGATCCTTACTATTTTAGAAGTTTTTTAGCTGATGGAACTATTAACTTTGATAGTCAGCAAATTTGTTTTGAAATATTAATAAACTCTCCAAGAGATTATGATCTTTCAACAGGTTTAATTGACCCCAACGATCAGACTACCTATTTTCTCAACGGTCGCCAGCCTGGTGCTGCAAGACAAAGTTATGTGTACCGAGCCAATGAATGTATCAGTGAATTTAACCGCGGCAAATTTACTCAAACTCTCAAAGGAACATTGAATACCTATTATCCAGATCAAACATTCAAAGCCAATCAGTCTATTGCTGCAGGTATACAACAGGATACTATTAATTCATTGTTGCAGGGACGAAACAATTTGTCTGGTTTACTTGGCGCCTTGTCTGGATCAATTGTTAGTCCAGCATTTTTAAATAACTCTCCGTTGCTTGCTGGGCTAACTAATCAAGCAATTTCTGCAGGAATAAATGTAGTGAGCAACACTGTACAAGATGTACTAGGAAGATCTCCTACTAGACCAGCTGCTGTTAGCACAGCTCCAACGTCGTTGGGTATTCCTATAGGAAGCAATGGAACTTTGGTAGTACCACAATCAGCAATTAATCAAGCAGTTGACGTTGGACCAGCACCACCACAAAGTATGGCTGCTGGCGACGACGCTGGCACCGGAACCAATGGGCCAGAACTGCTCAATGAAGAATAGAATATTAGGATAAGCAATGGCAGAAAATACACAACGCAGTAGAGGACGTCCCGGAAATTATAAATTTGACCGAGGTGGCGTTGCTGCGGAAATGGGACCTTATGTTGGCATTGTAGTCAACAATGTTGATGCGGTTCGATCAGGACGATTACAGGTTTACATTGAAGAATTTGGTGCAACAAATGCCGACGGTAGTCCAAACTTAAAAGATACAACACTGTGGCGTACAGTAAGTTATTGTCCGCCATTTTATGGGGCAACTCCATTGGCAGGTACCAGTGCCGGGGTAGGCACATATCCTGGTAACAGAAACAGTTATGGCATGTGGTTCACTCCTCCAGATTTGGGTGTGCGTGTGGTTTGTTTCTTTATTGGTGGAGATCCTAGTCAAGGAATATATCTAGGTTGTGTGCCCGAAGCTGGTATTAATCATATGATTCCGGCTATTGGATCTAGCAACAAATATGTCCCAGGCAATTCAAGTCAACAACAAAAATTTGCCAATAGTCCGTTGATGCCAGTTACAGAAATCAACCAACAAAATGAAGCAATTAATGAAAATCCTAAATTTTATGATCAACCAAAGCCGGTGCAAAGTGTTGTTGCAGGAATATTGTTTCAACAAGGACTAAACAAAGATCCCATACGTGGTCCAATTCGATCAAACAGTCAACGAGAATCGCCAAGTGCAGTTTACGGAATCTCCACACCGGGCAAGGCCATTTATCAAGGTGGTTTAGATCCAAAAACAATCAGAGCCAAACTAGACTCAGGTGCAGTAAAACCACAAGACATACAGGTCATCGGTCGTATGGGCGGACATACATTTGTCATGGATGATGGTGACCTTGAAGGAACAGATACTCTTGTACGCATTCGTACTGCCAAAGGACATCAAATTACCATGAGCGACGATGGTGATTGTTTTTATATCACTCACGCCAATGGACAGACATGGATGGAGTTTGGCAAACAAGGTACTGTGGATGTTTACAGCACAAACTCAATTAACTTACGTACCGAGGGAACTCTTAATTTACATGCTGATAAAAATATCAATATGTATGCTGGTGGCAGTATCAAAGTAAAAGCCCAGGAAAAAATGTTTGTGGAAAGTGGTAAAACATTGATACTAAGTTCACAAGACAAGTTGCTACTGTCAGGTAAAAAATATTTAGGCGTTCGGTCTGATGGTACACTTGGAATTAAAAGTAAAATGGGCGGCTGGGAAGCAACTTCTGCTCTCAACTTCAAAGGCAAAGTAATCAATTTAAATGGAGCTCCTACACCACCGGTGCCCGAAGTTCCTGAGTTACCAAACTACAAGTTAGCAGACACAAAGTTTGATAAAACGCAAGGTTGGATTGTTGATCCGGGCACTTTGGAAACTATTGTGACTAGAGCACCAACGCACGAACCTTACCCGTATCACAGCAAAGGTGTCAACAACAAAACTGATTTAAATGCAACTCCGCCAACACAGGACCCAACCCCGTCATTGACAACCGATACAACGTCAAGCAACTCACCAGGCGCAACACAAACTGTTTTACAAACCAATGCTGCTAACAAAGTATTGCAAGCAGCCAAAGCACAATTAATTAAACCGTTGACAGCCGAAGATTATATTAGTGAACCTCCGGCTGACAATGCAATCGGGGATGGAGCATAATATGATTACAGCAGAACAAGTTACCGCACTGACAGCCCAAGCCGCTGTAAATGCTTATGTAAATCCCTACGATCCAGATGGCAATTTGTTAGCAGATTGGCAACTCAATGACAGTGGAGATCCTATCTATCTAGGTGCCGAAATTGCCACCCGCGGCATTGGTATCTACGGACAAACACCAGCAGGCCTAGTGCTAACTGGATACCTTAAACCCGGAACACTGAATTTAATTACCAGTCCGGAATTAACTATAACAGTGCTCAATACTCCAGCAGTGTGGACTGGGCAAAACGGTATTACCAGTTTGATTGAATATCTCAATGACCCAATACTACAAAATCTTGCACAGATTGATATAATGACAGGAGCATTTCAGGGCTTGTTAGACGCTGGTATTTTAGTTGGCAACGAAACAGCAAGGTATCAAGCAACATTTTTACAACCAGCAACACGTTACGGAGTCAATGCTGTGGTGAGTTGGATAAATGGCACCGCCAGTACAGATCTTACCAACAACATATTAGTGGTTGCTAGACAAGCTCAATATGCAATAGACTTTGTAGACATTTACTTTGCTGTATTAAATGCAGGTATAGATGTTCCAGGATTTGACAACACTGTTGACCGCGGAGATCTTGATCAGGCCTTAACAGATATTATTGGAAATCCTAAAGTTCCGTCTATTGATTACGGAGTTATTACAGCCAGTGAAACAACACCGGTTTCTGTAGACGAAGATGGTGTGTTCCGTTTTGCACCAGGTAAACCAAAGGCTTAAATACTAAACTATGGCTACATTCATTGGATTTAACACACAAGATCAGTTTAAAAAGTTCACCTTAGTTGATGATGCTTTGATCAAGCGCGACCTATTAAATGCCTTAAACATACGTCAAGGACAACTGGTGGGTAGACCTGGGTTTGGCACCGCACTGTGGGACAATTTGTTTGAAAATCAAACCAGTGAAACCGAGGGGGCTATAGTAAAAGAAATCCAACGAGTAGCTGGCGGAGATCCTCGATTACAAATCTCAGAAATAGATATTTTCCCCCAAGAAAATGGCATTCTAATACAGTTGCTTTTGACCATTGTGCCCAGTACCGACGCTGAGCGTTTGAGCATATTCTTTGATCAACAGACACGCAGAGCCAGTTATATCTGACATCTTAAACTGAGCCGTTTTTCACTGCCATAAATACAAAACCATGGCAAAGACTACTAGACAGACAGCAATATTTGGCGTTGAAGATTGGAAACGAATCTATCAAACCTATCGTGAAGCAGACTTCCAAAGCTACGATTTTGAAACTCTACG